CACGCTGGATGACCTGGAAACCTACATGCAGGTGACAGGTTCGCTCGAACCCATCAAATACCTGCTGGCCAAGTATGTGGCCAAGCAAACACCGGAAGAGATCAAGCGCCAGATCGAACAGCTGCAACGCCAGTTGGAAGAGGCGGGTGGCGATCATCAAGAAACACTGCTGGATCAAGTCAAACGTTTTGAAGCTGGGGCATAGCATGGATGAAGTGGATCGAGCCAACGAACACGCCGAAACGCAACTGGAACAGGCCATCGCTGCGGCGCGTGGTGATCTTGTCGTTGGTGTTGCCGGTGAATGTGAGCTGTGCGGCGAGTGGTCAGGACGGTTGATCAACGGCGCATGCGCACCGTGCCGCGACAAGTATGGGATCGATTGATCGTGGCCTGGGCCAATGGAATGCTTACGTTTTGGCCGGCCGTGATCGCCAGGCCAGGCGGGATCGCTTGGCGCAAGTGCCGGAGCGATTCCGGCCGCAGGTCGAATCGCATGTGCGCACCTATTTTGCCATCCAGGCAGCGCAAAAACCCCGTGCCCCACGTTAGTGGTTTAAGCGTGCGCACGGCGCCATTGACAACAAGCATCAACAGCAACACACGCAAGCCTACACATGCAGACCGGCTGCGGGTCCTTCCTGGGCTTTCTGAATTGCGGGTGTCATCGCCGCGGAATTCGGCTAGGTTCTGGGGTGCGTGCATAGTTGATAAAAAACCAACACTTAGCGGTTTTGCGTTTTTGCAACCCGCTTTTTTTTTGGCCCTGAAAAACCTTGATTAACTACGACAGCGTTATTGACCAGCTGCAAAGCGCTGGCCTGGTGATCAACGGCGGCATTGTTGCCGATGGTGTTGTGCGTCGGGTGCGTACCACCGAAGACAAAGAAAAGCGCGGCTGGTATTGCCTGCATGAATGGCAATCCCAACGCGGCAATCGGTACCTGGTTGGTACCTATGGTGTATGGCACGGCAACGACAACGGCGCGCAAAAAATCGAGCTGGGCAAGGATCAGGAAATCTCGAAGGAAGAGCAGGCCGCGCTGCGCAAGCGGATTGCCGAAGACAAAAAGCGGGCCAAGGCGCAACGCCAGGCCAGGCAGAAGCGGGCCGCCCGACACGCCGAAGCGGCATGGTCCGAGCTGTTGACAGCACCGCCGGCTGGCGCGGTGGTTGATTACTTGGAGCGAAAGGAAATCGAACCACACGGCGTGCGTTACACGAAAAACGGATCGATTGCGTTGCCGATGCTGGGCACGGATGACCGGGTGCATGGTTTGCAGTTCATTTTGCCAAGCCATCACCCGCGCAAAAAGAAAACCGGTCGCGACAAGGAATACTGGCCGGCCGGCCTGGCCAAGCAAGGGCATTTTTTCCCGATCGGGATGGTTTCGGACGGTGCGGTGTGCCTGGTGGCTGAAGGGTTTGCCACCGGCGCCACCTTGAACGAAGCCACAGCGCTGCCGTGCGTGGTCGCGTTCGACGCGAACAACCTCAAGCCGGTGTGTGTGGCGCTGAAAAAACGTTACCCGAAGATCCGCCTGCTGGTTTGTGCCGATGACGACTACATTCAGCGATGCAAAGCGTGCGGCGAAAGAACCCGCATCGATTCTCCAACGTGCGAGTACTGCGGCCAGCCGCATGATGCGGTGAATCCTGGCATCGCGGCCGCCAGCCTGGCGGCGCTTGAGGTCGGCGGCGCCTGGGTGGCGCCGGTATTCCCTGCCGATCGTGAAGGCAAAAAGCTGACCGACTTCAATGATCTGCGCCTTTTTCCACAGGGCGGCGATCACCTGGTACGGCAAACCATTCGTGACAAACTCGAAGCGCTGAAATGGGATATTACGCCGCGCGGCGGGGTGCCTCCTATTAAGGGGAGCGGGGATGGCGGCGAAATGGTCGCCCGTATTACGCCGGAAGAAGGTGTGCGGCGCTATTGGGGCACGTATGGCATGGGCGGGGATGTGCTGTTCGATGAAGTCGAGCGGCGCCTGGTGCACAAAAAAGACGTGCAGAACCTACTGCCGCGCCACGGATGGGATGAAATGCGCAGCCATGGACTATGGCGCGTGGCGCGCGATACCGAGATAGGTTTCGACCCGACTGAATCCGACCCGGCCATCCGTTGCAACCTGTTTGGCGGTTGGCCGACTGAGCCGAAACCCGGCAAGTGTGATGCGTTGTTGGGCTTGTTGGAGTATTTGTGTTCCAACGAGGACAACTACCAGGAGGTGTATCAATACCTGCTGTTTTGGCTGGCCTATCCCCTGCAAAACCGTGGCGCGAAGATGCACACAGCGCCGGTTATCCATGGGCCGCAGGGCACCGGCAAAAGCCGGTTTTTCGAAGCCTATGGCGCTATTTATGGCGAATACGGCCGGGTGCTAGGCCAGGAAGCGCTGGAAGACAAGTTCAACGCCGACTGGGCCGAGAAAAAGCTGTTCATCCTGGCCGACGAGGTGCTTGCGCGCCAGGACATGTATCACGTGAAAAACCGCCTGAAGGGTTTTATCACCGGCGACACGATCCGCGTGAACCCGAAGAACATCGCCGCGCATACCGAAAAGAACCAGATGAATATCGTTTTTCTCTCCAACGAGCACATGCCATTGGTGTTGGAGAAAGACGACCGCCGGCACGTGGTGATCTGGGTGCCGCCGAAGCTGGACGATGGTTATTTCGCCATGGTCAACGAAGAGATCGAAAACGGCGGCATTGCCGCGCTGCATCACTATCTGCTGAATCTTGACCTGGGCGACTTCAAACCGTGGACAAAGCCGCCGATGACGCGCGCCAAGATGGAACTGATCGACCGCGCTGCCAGTAGCGAGGAACGCTTTGTGCGCGATTGGATGGCGCTGGAACTGGAAAACGCCGAAGGCGACACGCTGCCATTGTGCCCGGCCAACGGCAGCACCTTGTATCACGTGTATGAACGCTGGTGCCGCGCGCATGGCGAGATCCGGCCGCGCCCGGCCAATCAGTTCATCGGGTATATCAACAAGCTGCACGGGTGGTCAGCCGGCAAGGTGGAGCGGACGCTGGCTAACCTGGCCGAAGGCGCCAAGCCGAAAATGCGCCGGATGGTGGTGCCGTCCGACGAGGCCATGAGCAACGCGCTAAAGCTGGCGCCGGAAGATTCCGACCAGCCAACGCACGCGCAGCGTGCTGGTGAGCCGAAATACAAGTGGCTGACGCGCGGTTATTTCGCGTTTGAAAAGGCCGTGAATGCCGGTGCGGGTGGGGATTTCTGATGTTGTCAACGCCTGTCAACAACTTGTCTACAAGCGGGAATCCAGTGAAAACAAGGCGCGTCAACGCCGTCTACGCCGTCAACGCCATCGCGCGCACATGTGCGTGCGCATGCGTTCTTGAATCCTTCATCAAAAAACATGCTCTCACATACGCGATCAGTGCCGTAGACAGCGTTGACGGCGTTGACAGGCTAGGAAAAACGTGGGTTTTTGTTTGTAGACAACTTGTTGACAGCTGTAGACAGGTGCGGGCTAGTGAGTAAAGGCATCACACAAGCGGATTTCGCCCGGTTATGCGGTGTCACGCCGCAGTGCGTCAGTCAGTGGGTAAAAAACGGCCGCATCAGGAAAAATGCCCATGGGCGCATTGACCCGGCAGACGCCATGCGGATGCGCGAGGCTACAGAAAGCGCCGAACCACATCACCAGGCGCGTAAGGCACAGATCGAGGCGGAAAAGGCCGAACAGCGAGCCGCGCCGCCGCCTATGGCAGAACAGCAAAGCGCGATGCCTGGTTCGCTGCAAGGCGTTGAAAAAATCAGTGCCGCATTAAAGCTGGAAACCTACAAGCTGCAAAAAGCCAAAGCAGAAAAAGCGCAGATGGAAGCGGATGAAAAGGCCGGCGCGCTACTGGACCGGAAAGAGGTCGAAGCCATCTGGGATGAAACCTTCACCATCCTGCGCACCTTGCACGAAAGCCTGCCGGATCGGCTTGCTGGCGCCTTGTCCGCGCATCGCGGCGACACGGCGGCAATACACCGCAGTTTGGAAGATGCCGCCGCAGAAATACTGCAAGAGGTATCCAGCACCATGAATCGCAAAATGGAGGGCGTCTAGCATGACGACAAAAAACCACGGCCTGCAAAACATCAAGCAGGGCGAGCTGGCCAGGCTGAGCAACAGCCTGGCGCACTTAATCCCCAACCTCGAAAAATCATCGCTAAAATCGTGCGCCACCTATGTCGAAGGGTTGTTGCATACCGAGATGCAGCGACGGGAGCACGGCGAACAAGCCGAGCAGGCGCAAGACCAGGTTAACCATCCTGCGCATTACACGAGCCATCCTTCTGGCGTTGAGTGCATTCAGGTGACGGAGCACATGGGTTTCAGCCTGGGCAACGCCGTGAAATACATCTGGCGGGCGGATCTGAAGAACGACGCGATCGAAGATTTGGAAAAAGCGCGCTGGTACATCGAGCGCGAGTTAAAGCGCAGGAGGCAACATGCCAACGATTAACGCCGCCTACCAAAAGGCGCACCGCCAGTATCGTGAAGATATTGCCGCCTCCTGTGACCAAGCCATGAGCGACCTGGAAGGCCATGCCGATGTGAATCAGGCGATCAACCAGCACCGGCAGCGCGTTCGCTTTTTCTGGTTGCGCTATCAGCGCGCCGTGCCGGCATGGGCAAGGACCGAACTGAAATGAAAGAGGGAAAGCGCAACCATACCGGCCACCGGGTTGGAGCATGGCACGGCCGTGCCAAGTACAACGACCAGACCGTTCAAATGGCACGCTATGCGCGATCGCTTGGCATGAGCTACAGCGCCATTGGCCGCCAGTTGGGCGGCGTGCCCTGGCGAACGGTGGTGGATTGGTGCAACTACGACACAAGGTGGTCTGAGTTAACGCATTGTCGGGAGGGGATTGTCGAATGAGCGACTACAACGGACGAAATGGCAACGGCTACCAGCCATTGCCAGGGAAAGGCGAATACTCGCCAAAGCCACGAAAAGAAGACGGTGCGCTAAGCATAAAAGGCTGGCAGCAGGAAAACGCAGAACTACAGGACGAGGTTTTGCGACTTCAGAAACTCGCCACCCAACGCGGCGCCCGAATGCAGATCATGCTGGAGTGGATGGCAAAACAACCCACTAGCGGACTTGGACCTGCAAATGTAATGACGAATTTCATCGCCGATAGGCCGGAAGCTATTGATTGGTTCGACCATGACGGCGTGCCTATAGACGCCTAACGCCAATGCTGTGCGGCGTGGAGCGCAGCGGAACGTCCGAACGAGCTACTTGTTATGAGTGACATTGATAAACTTTGCTCCACCTTCGCTGAACTGGAGATAAAGTACACAAGGCGAAAAAATTGGGAATATGAATATGTTTTTGTAGGCGAATGCCGGAACATATATCACCCAGACTGGAATTTTGAATCAACCGATCTTGATAGCTTGCTGCGTGGGCATGATTTCTTTGAGTTTGAGAACGGCAGACTTGCCAGTTACTCGAACTCATAACGCCAAGCATATGCGGCGCTTGCGCCGAAGGAGAAGAACACGATGAACGAGAACGGAACCACTGAACAAGAACAGCCCGCAGGGGTTGAAGCGTCCGCCCATGATGCAGTTGTTAGTTGCGATTTTGCTATTCACGACATCGTGAGAGTTAAGAAAGAGACGTTTCACGGAAAGCGCAGGGGTCGACTAGCAGAGGTACTTGGACACAATGATGTGGGCTGGCCTCGAATCAAGTATGACGAGGCGAATATCGAAACACTGCCTGCGGAGTTTTTAGAGTTGGTTTGTATGGCAAAGTTGCGAAGCAACTAACGATTGAAGTGTGCGGCCCGAGCGAAGCGAGGGTCCACACGACTGACTTGTTATGCGCTACCTGCTGGATATGTAAGGAAAGTTAACAGGTATGAAAAGTTTACATGACATTGAACAGCGAGAAAGTTACTCATGCGGCGTGATGAACTGCGGAAACGGCAGATGTGTGCATACGCTGACAGATGAAATATGCCCATGTTGTGGCATGAGAATGGTAGAGGTAACGACGACCGGCTTTCGGTTTTGCTCTAACCATGAATCTGTCTGTGACTACGAACATGACCCAAAAGAGGCGACGAATGAAGCGACTTAAAATACAACGCGACCGAACAGACAAACTATTTGCCTGGGAATGGGAACCTGATCAGTTGGGCGGTTTGATGGTTGCGAGCCTTACCGTTTTCGGTGTGTCTCTGGTTTGGTTTGGTACTAGCGCATAACGCTGGAGGTAAGCGGCATGAATGAAGCGCAGCGGAATGAATGTCCGCTTGACCGACTTGTTATACCTCATGGCGGATTCCGCACGATTGTTGCAGACCCACCGTGGCAATACGGGGCTTGGGCAAAGCCAACAAACAGAGCAGGGCACGATACACCTAAGCCGATGCCATACCCGACCATGACCGTAAAAGACATTGCTGCACTAAATGTTTCAGACTGTGCTGCGGATGACTGCGATTTGTACCTATGGACTACGCAAAAGTATCTGCCGGAAGCGTTCAAAGTGTTGGCGGCATGGGGTTTCAAATACTGTCAGACATTGACGTGGTGTAAGACTCCGCGAGGAACCGGACAAGGCGGTCTGTTTTGTCCAACCACGGAGTTTTTGATTCTCGGGCGCAAGGGGAAGATGCCAAAGAAACCACGAATTGACAGCACTTGGTGGAATGTGAAAAGGCCACACAATTCGCACAGCACGAAGCCTGAGTTTTTCCAGGACTTGATCGAAACCGTAAGCGACGGCCCGCGCCTTGAGATGTTCGCACGCAGGCCGCGTGACGGCTGGACGGTGTGGGGTAATGAGGTATAACGCCTTTGTTCAGGGGCGCGCGGAATGCGGCCAGACGCGAAGCGCGGGCTATCCCGCGTCCCCTGGAATTTCTTGTTAGCGTGATTTTTTGCTAAAGCCCTTGCGTTATTAGTAACAGTGTATATAATTACTAGTAACAGAGACGAACACACAACAGAGGGTTAGAAAATGTTTGAGCAAGAATTCAACGACATGTTTGCAAATGTGTGGTTTGACGACCGCGACCTTGCTTACGCCTCAGAGGAGGGCATTGGCGAATTCCAGGCTGGCGCTAACCTCATGCACTCAAATGATGCGTTGGTTGCCGTGCGCAAGTATGACCGTGCCCTGCGCGGTGATCATTACGCCGCGAAGCGCAACCGCCTCCGCGCGCAGCGCAACAGCTTGGTTACAGCGTTTGGGCCTGAAATGGCCGAGCGTGTTGGCTATGCCTAAGCGCAAACCAGCAAGCCCCAAGGACGGGGCTTCACGGCAAGCAAAATTCAGGGAAGAACAGAAAAAACTCGGCAGGCGCGGGAGGTTGTACTACCTGACCGACGACGAGAAGCAAGCGGTTGATGCGATGCTGAACGAGCTGCGCGAATCACGCTAACGCTAGCGTTCACGGGGCCGCCGTGGACCAATTAACCATTTCAAACTCGCGTTGTCGGCGGCTCCCGTGCAACGCATTGTTATCGGGTGATTCATGAGCAAGGCTAATTACGAAATACAAGTCAAGGTTCCGGTGTGCGTCACGTTGCTAATCAATCACGACGAAGCCGAAAGCATGTACCACGATGAATTGTGCGAAGTCGTTGACGCGGTTTTGAATGATGCAGAGCAACAATCACTGAAGTTTCACGTTGGCAAAACGTGTGCAGGTCGAGAAATTCAAGTCATGGCCAAGATTGCTCCTCATTGGGATCATGTTCCGGTTGACGAATGTGAGTTGACGACGACTTACGACGGGTTGTTTCCCGAACGGGATTGATCCCGATAACTAGGGAATAACGGACACATTTGTCGCATAACCAAAAATGGGAACACATCGTCAATCCACAA